TCTCCAATGCCTGCAACTTGATTTAGCCAAGCTGCTGGAAGCCAATTTTTAAAGTATCTTTGAGTTCTGTTTTGAATAATTGTGTTTACTTTAGAGGTTCCACAATTAATCCAACCACTTAAAGTACTAAAAATCCAAAGAGTGTAGGTAACTTCTCTATTTGCTTGAGAAAGATCAGAGGCAGTATCTATGTAACTTGTTAAGTAAGCTCCAGTACTGCCTGATTCAATGACTTCTCCTGAATAAGCCCCATCTGGAGTACCAGTAAAAGTTTTTGTTAGGCGCCAATGAGTAAGGGTTTCTCCTAAAGCAATAGATGCAGGGTTTGCGGTAACTGCTTTCCAACGAAGAGAGATTACGCCATAATCGTACGCCCAAGCAGTAATTTGGGAAGAGTAATAGAGACGATCAGCATCGCTCTGTCCGTATTTAAAACTGGGATCGCCATAAATCCCAAATGCATATTTTGCCATATTTTGCCCCTGTTAAGTTACATGCCAGCTAGTAAGAATGGATTAAATCTGTTTCCTTTTGCGATTGTTTCAATAGCTGTTAAAACTGTGGTTAAAGAAGTGTAGGCGGCGCCCCCAACGTATAGGACTTCTGAGGTACCTACTTTTGGTAGTCCATCAAAATCTACATTAAATCGAAGAGTGTTTGCGGCATTTCTTGTTTCTACAAGGTTTGTTGTTCCGGCAGTTGTTTTAGCAGTAAGGCCAACTATGCCAGAAGCAGGAGAAATAACATCTCCAGATTTTTTAAAATAAGGCGCAGCAGCTACTCCAGTAACTAGGCCAGCTTCAATGTTAGCTAGTCGAAGAGACAGAGATGCCCAAGTACCTGTTTGAACAAAAGTACCTAAATAGCTAGAAGATAGAAGAGTGGTACCTAGAGAGACTTCTAGAGCACGTGTTTCGTCTTGAAGGACGTTTACGTGGTCAGCAAATACTGTATCTACAAGGTCTACCTTTGGGGTAAAAGACCGAATCGACGAAGGATACTGTGCAGCCATTTCTCACCTATTCTATTCTCTTGGGTTATTCTCTAAGACTTTAGATCTGCTGTCATGACAAACCGCCAGTTACGTTAATAATTAAGTTTGCAGTCTGCAATACTGGTATTTGACCACTAGTTAATTGGACACCTGCTGTAGAAGCTGAGCTTGAGTTGTCAGTGTTTAACTTAGCAATTACTAAAGATGCAACACCTTCTACACCCGCAGCTTTAGCCATAACTGCTGAATAAGCAACAAGTTGTCCAAATCCAACACTTTCGTAAGCAAACAAACCACCTGGGTTTAAAAACACGTCTCTAATGTCTTGTTCAATGTCTACGTTGTTATACGATGGGTTTGCGGTAACTGTTAAAGTTACGTAAAAATCTACATATGAAGGTGGTTGAACCGTGACAGTAGTTCCTACAGGTATTTTGTCAACTAAGTACGTTGATACGGCAGTTGATACGTCAGTCCAATTTAATGTAGGAGAGCCGCTAACAATTCCAGGAGTTACTGAGTCATCATTCTGACTTTGTAAATAAAGGGTTACGGCGCTATACACCGCGGCCACAGCTTTTGTTCTTCCAACTCCAGGCACTTGCGAAGCTAGTGCAGAGTAGTCAGCAGTAGTTACAGCCCTACGACGAGTAGTAATGGCGTTTTTAACTTTTGAACGTATTTGGTCATTGTCGTCTCCGTCTGCTCCACCAAAAGCAGCTGAAGGGTTAGAAACAGCTAAGTACCCAATTGCTTCGGGAACAATGTTTCCAGGAATAAAAGTAACTTCTTCAACAGTTCCTGAGTTTAGGTTTCCAGCTGCGCCAGCACTAATTCTATACAAAGCACTAATTACTTGGTTTGCTGGTGGTATAGCTCCATTAATCCCATCACCAAACTCTAAAGAAACATTTCCGTCTTCATCTACGTTTGTTGTAAAAACTAGTTGATTTGGTCCAGCTTCAGTCAAAGAGTCCACATAATTCCATGGAGTAAACGCAACCCCTTGTCCAACATAAACAACGACTGATTTATCAACAATGTTAACATCAATTAAATCTATAATTTGTTGAGCTGTTCCATCAGAAACGCCTAGGTTTACAGGCAACGGCTTATTTGTAGTTGGGCTAATTAAGTCAGGACGATCTGTGTTAACTGTTTTTCCTTCTTGACAGGCTAGAGTTACAGTATCTCCGGCAGCTAACTGTGTAGCACTTTGAGTAGTTTCAAAGTAAACTTCTGTAAAATCTCCGTAAAGCAAGGTTGCAAGCACTTGTGTTCCTACAGGAATATCAATTGCTTCATCACTAATATTTTCAAATACTACGTTTAGGCGAGCAGGGGTAGGTCCAGAAACCCTGTACCCATACAATTTACCAAGATCAATTAGGGTTTTTCTACGGGCAGCGGTATCTACGGTAAGCTCATTTGCTACTCGATCGATGTAATAAGACATGATGTCGCCCATATAAGCAAAAGACTCTAGAAGAGTTGTACCTAGGTCGCTTGGGTCATCAGCAGCCCAAGCGTAGTTCGTTCTAACATTTACTAGGCTTGTTAGGTCTTCTAACAGAGCTTGATAGTCTCTAGACGTATAGTCTATTTGTGAGGGTACTTCATTAGCCATTTTTCATCACCTCGTGGTAGTCGCGTCTGGATTTAAAGTAGTGCTTACAATAGTAATACTGTCTTCAATAAAGTCAGGTAAAGTTACGTTAAGTTCTACTGTAACTGCACCGGTATCTAAAAACCCAATTATGTTAATATTATTAACAGTTAGGTTTGGGATCCATTTAGAAATTGCTGAACGAATTGCATCATTAATTGCTTTTTCAACATTTCCTTGGTTTTCAAACATAGCTATTGCAACATTTGTGCCATAACTAGGGCGCATAGGTCGTTCACCTACAGCGGTAGACAGTAAGGTTAGAACTTTATCTTGATAAATTTTTCTTTGATCAGTTGTACTGGTTGTTTTACCAAATGGATCTAAGGTAAAAGGAAAAGAGATTGCTTTCATCCTTGTACTCCTATCCATACTGGCTCTTCAAGTAATCCCGCAACAAACATAATCCACACGCGTTGGCCTTTATTTGGCACATACCGGTGTGGCGTGTGTTCGTCCGTGTCGGTCGCGTCGTTAAACATTGCTGTTTTAGCGTCTGAACCATTCCACTTTTTTATGGCGTTTACCACAATTTTATGGGGGTGTTTAAGGGTACCAGCACCCCCTTTTGCCACAACGGTTAACGCCGGAATAGTCTCAGTATCGCCTCTAGAGTCAGTTACCGAGATAGAGGTAGTAGTTAAGAGTGCAGCAATTTGAGCAGCCGTATGCTCTTGATGGTCAGGGTGGTTTGCGTTATAGGTAATAGGCAAGACGGCTCTAGCCCAATCAGTAACCTCTTGACCGGTAACTGTAACTTGAACTTTGATTCTTCCCTTTTTTAGTGGGTCGTTAATTTCTTTAACTGTGCCCTCGTAGATCCCAAAAAATCTTGTTCTTCCTTGAGGATCCTGCATGTAGTCAGCGTCGGTAATCATTTAGCCTTCCAAGTCACTTGTCTAGTTACTTGTGAAAAATCGGGTACTTCATTTTTGTATATATTAGGGGAATAGGAGGTAGCAAGAGTTCTGGCATTAGCGCCTGGAATATTCTTAACTGACTTGGTTTTTTTTACCCCAAGGCTAGTCTTTCCATTGTTTACCCCAATAGGGTAGCTGTTTAATTTAGATCCTTTTGGCTTCAAAGACTGCTTTGATAACTCAGCTTCAAAATCTCTTTTTCCTGGTTTTTTTCCAACAGAAGGGTCAGCTCCACCCAAGGAGTCAGTTCCAACTAATACTTCCATTTGATAAGTATAGCTTCCTCCGCCAAATAAATGAGTCACTGCCAGTACGGTCCAATACCCAGACATATTTTGATCTAGGTTGTCTAAGTAAATAGACTCCCCAACGTTTACGTTGGCATCTCCCATCAAAATGGCAACGCCTCGGTAGTTATATCTATTGGCTTCTGCCAAGTCCTGAGCAATAAATTTTGCGTCTGATACGGTCTTAGCTACTTCAAAAGGCAAATGCTTTACAAATTTTGCTTTTTGTGAGGTTTTACTGTGAGGGCTATTTGTCATTTCTTTAAAAATTTCTTATTAGGGGTTACAACGCCTTTAGTTTTCTTTTTAGCAGGTTGAATTTTATGCTTAGTTGCAATAGTCTTATTGTTAGTTGAGTGTAAGCCGCCCACTACCCTATCTACAGTAGCTCCAGCCATATCTGGGGCTTCATCAGATATTTCAGGAGTAAACTCTACAATCGTTCCCATAGAGGCAATAGTACGAACATTAGCTGCGTTTTCTTTAAAAAAGTAAGGTGCTCTAGCAGCACTAGCTGAGCTTAGTTTGTCTTTTGACATAAAATAGACAGTAGTACCAGTAATTTTTAATCCAAAGCCAGTTTGTTTAGCTAATCTTCTTAATAATTGCCAATCACTTTGCCCAGCTTGAGAAATACTTGCAAATA